CTTAATGACAGAACGGCGGACCATGTAAAAACGGGCAGCAACATAAAGCGAATACAGTATCGTGAATGCGAGAATCATCCAAGATCCTCGCACGTGCGTGAAAGCGTCATAACCCAATGTGATAATCACACAAATCAGGTAATAACCAATGCTGTTCGAAACAATCTCTTTCAACTTATCTCGCATAAGGTAAGCTACAATAGCAGAACCAAAACGCGAAACAATGAGTGACTGCATGAAAGCATTCAACCACGCAACAACACGAACTTCCAATGCAACAAGGTATTCAACAACCTCATTAACATTGGGAATGCCAGCTTGGGAATCCAACGGACAGGATTCACACATGCCTTTCGGCAATCCGCATTCACACAACGGCATATCGGCTAAATCGCGTTGCGCCTGAACAAAGGCTTTCTGACGTTCAAAATGTTCTTCAGAATCTTTCTTCAAAAAGCGCAACAATGTCCTTATGTCAACATCAACAAGTGGCTTTCCCTCGAACTCACGAGGTACATAAACCACATGCTGTGTCTTTCCCGACTTAAACTTGTCACCAGTCGTGTTCTCCCTGTAACGGGGTTCTTCGACAGTGAAAGTGGCATAATCAGGAAACTGGTCATTGGACATGTGAGCGATCTTCGAACTATCCAACATTGTAGTCCCAGTCTTGCAATACTCAGGTTTCACAGTTTGAGTGATTGTAGACTCGAAACGACGGTTGATCGACAAAGGTTCGTTAGATAATTGATTAGACAGCAGATCCTTGACATTTGTCGTGGCAACAACTACTGCAGGTTCAATCATCACTTTTCCTTTCATTTCGGCGTTGGCGTTCAAAGCGGCCATTGTATTGTTGTTCAAAAACATAATAACGGGCAAACAGGGCGATCCATCCGCGCGATCTAGCGACGTATTGCAAATGTCATCAAAAATAACTCCTTGATGGTGCGTTCCAAACTCGGATTGATACTTGTCTTCCATATTCAACGAAATCACGGCACGCGGGTCGTAATCGTAATTGTTGACTTGAAG